TGGTAATACTTTGACACATACTGTGTCATCATCAGGAACATTCCCATCATAAGTTAACCTGTCATCAGTAAACATTCCATCCTGATCAATTTCATTATTAAGTGCCTCTTCGATACTTACACGGAATGGATCAACGGAGTAATCACCTGATTCATCATATGTTCTCTTTGCAAAATACCTTAAAATTTCAGCATAATTTGTATCATCTCTTATTTTTTTAATAGCTCCTATATCAACTTTCATCAACTCTACAAAGTTTGTATCTTCAAAGTCTGTTAATGACTTTTTAGCAAGTTTTACTGATATCTTGAATCTATCTGCACCTGGTGCAGCAAAGTTTGTAAATCCTTTTGCATTATCATATAATGAAGAATCATCATTTGAGTTTATAATTTCTTCTGATACATCAAATCCAACTCTATATGATGGATTTATTGAATATGGATCTAAAATAATTTGTTGAGTTGGTACGTCTACAAATGTACCACGTATAAAATATATTCCAGCAGTCACACCAAAGGCAGAACCAATTGCAGTTGCATCTTCTGATGCTAATGTTAAAACAGTTTCACCTATTGTTATTGTAGTATTACCATATGTTAGTGGTTCTTCTAATATTAAAACTTCTCCATCTGGAAATGCAGTGCTTTCACCATCTGTTCCAGATTGTTGATATTTTAAGAAAATTGTTATTTTATCTACACCTTCTGCTGGAGGTAATATAAAATTCTTTATTGTTGCGACTATTCCTGATGTTTGACCTCTTACTCTTAATCCTTTACCATCATTTGCTGCTATAATATTGTTTAAATAAATGGAAACATCAATGCCAAGATGAGTGTCATTTACTTTTGCAGAAAAATATGTATTATCATATTCAATAGAACCAGGTATAACTACTGAACCCTCTTTAAACATGTGTCTACCGAAAGATTCAACCTGATTTTGTAAGAGTGACTGTAATCCAGTTAACTCCCTTGCCTGTACTGGATATCCAGGTTTAAATAGAATTTTGTAAAATTGGTCATCCTTATCAAAATCATCATAATAAGGTGATATATTTAAGTTAGTCTTTTGTGGCATTTTTAGAATTCTAGTATAATTTTAATATCTTCCTTTTGACGGGAGTTTCTAACAATCAACGGTCTATTGTCTAGGTAAACTATTTCTCCTGACCCTTTATTTATCTCAGAATTAGATAGTCCTGAAATAAAGTTAACTCCCAAGTTAATTAATTTATTACCAGTAGGATTTGTCGTTATACCAGAGAAATCACGAGATATAGCACCTGCAAAGAATGATGATTTACCCTCAATATTATTTGCACCTACCACTGATTCAAAATCATAGATTCTACCAGCAGTTGAAATACCAGCATAATCAGTATGATCGTATGTTGTTCGATTAAAGTTTAGAGAGCGATCTCTAAAATATTTCATTACTTTAGTTTCAGAATCATATGATGCAATAAAACCAGTTGAAACTTTCCCAGTATTTGGAGATACAGTTAATACTTGTTTAATTTCTTCACCGACCTGTGGAACTCCAGTTACAGTATCAAATTTAACTGCTTGTAATGAAGAATATGTATTATCAGTATAAGTTACTGATGTTCCTACTTTTGTAGGATTCTTTACAACACCTACTTGTGAAAACTTAGTATCAATTGGGAAATCTTTAGTAGAATCATCAAATCTTGCATAAACAATAACTCTATCAGTTCCTAATTCAGTATAAACATCTGAACCGTGACCTAAACCTGGTGGAATGATAGGCACAAGTTTAGCACGACCTGTTGATGTGCTAACACCACTACTTAATGTTCCTAAATCTACTATACCATAACTATACCCCTTTCCTCCAGCACTGACTGTAACATCAGTAATAGTTCCATTTATAACATCTATTCTAGCTTTTGCACCTTCACCATCACCAATTATATCAACTTCTTGACTTAAACCATTTGCATATCCACTTCCAGGATTTTGGATAAATACATGCTTTATTTGGTTTTGGTTTACAGATGAGTCACCGTTTTCACGGACTGATCTAATTTGAGAATCTTGGCTAGAGTTCCAACTATTTGGGACAGTAATAAATTCAGTTGAGTCAAATTTAATAATGTCACTAGGTGAAACAGTGAAAAGATACTTCCAAAGATATCCATCACCACTGTTTCCTGCTTTTGATGGTTCCAAATCAGTGAAGGTTGGTTCATCTTGGGAGACATTTCCAAGCGGGTTAGAACCTGTTGATCCATTATTAATACAAACGTAAACTTTAAAGTCGGAATTAAGTACGTAGTAGTTTGCGTCATATAACCTATTTGCTTGTGTTAAAGGACTTGGATTTTCTACACTATAATCATCTCTATAAATTTCGTATCTACTTCCCGCTACCCAATCAACTCTTCTTATAATTCTTCTTATGTTTGCAGATGATATTTTTTTACCAAACATCATTGTATCACCTGTATGTTTACGATAGGAAAAACTATCAGTAGGTGCGGGTGTGCTTGAGTTCCAATCAGTTGATCTGCCATATCCAACTAAGGAACCAGTTCCAGCAGGGTTTGGTAGTCCTATGAAAACATAGTAAGAATTATTTGTGTTTTCTACTGATTCAACAAAGTTGTTTGCGTTCAGAATTCTAAATTGATCAGTAATAATCGCTGACATTGTATCTAAACTTTTCTTTTCCTTTTATTTATAGAGGTAATGTAATCAAATTCCAAACACTCTGATTGCACCTGATGATCTTAGACCTCTCAGAGATGCTACAGTGTAGTTCTTCCTTTGAATGGTTGGGAAGGTTGATAAACCAGAACTGATTGTTAATCCAGTCACTCCAATTGAAATTGGATTACTACTTCTAGATGCATTATATAGTCTTCCCCAACTAATTCGACCTAAGTGTGTGGCAATACCAGGATTACTATTATTAAAGTTACCTGTTAATCCAGCTCCAACACCAGTAGTTTGACCGTTTTGAATGTTACAAGTAATTTCACCATTCTCACCAGTAGAAGTTACTGCGTGAACTTTATAAATGTTATCCAAGAAAGATGAACCTATACTTACTATTGATGAATTATGTGTATCAACAGAGATAACACCAGTTCCAACTGTTGTATCCTTGATAAACACTGGATAACCAACTAATAATGTATTCGCTGTTTTATCTGCTCTGAAGAAGAACTTAAGTGCTGATTGTCCACTTACAGTGGTTGTACTAATACCAGTAACAATACCAGTAAATCCTTCAACGTTGTCAATTGATGTTACTTTTTCAGTTTTAAATGGTGGCAAGTCAATAATTACTTGAGGTGGCGTAAGATTTGAATATCCTAAACCAGGATTAGTAATTGATATTGCAGAGATAGATCCATTAGTAATTGTAGCACTCGCTGTTGCTGTTGTACCAATGCCAACACCAATTAAAGGAGGAGCACTAACTTTAACGGTTGCACTCGCATATCCACTTCCTGCGTTCGTTATATCAAATGATGTGATAGCACCTGCTGATGATACAATCGCTGTTGCAGACGCACCTACGTTAATTTCACCAGAGGCTACAAGAGCGTCTACAGTGCTATATGATAAATTATAATCACCATCAGATTCGTCTGGATTACTTGCACTTAAATGATCTCCTTTTTCGTAGAAGAATACTTCAGCATCATCTACAAATATTCCATTTGTATTACCCTCACCAGATGTTGATGTAAAATCACCTATAATTTTTGAAGTTGGATAAACTTGTGGTTCAAGTATTTCTCTTGATTTATCAATTTTTTTACCACCTAATACAATATCAACTTTTTGTTTACTCCAGCGAAGTGGTTTATTATTATTTTCATCAATACCTGCACCTGTGTAAATATCAGTTTCTAAAAGTTTAGCACCAAGTAATTCTTTAATAGTTCTCTCTGCTTGTTGTGAAGTAGTAAATCCAACAGGATGTTTAAATAATCTAATTTCATCACCGATTTTAACTGTCTGTTGAATATCTGCAGTATCTACGTCAACTCCATCTTCTCCTTTATAGAAGAAAATATCAACTTTTGCCTCTGCTCTTGGTGCTTCTTCAAACTCAAATGTTGTACCACCTTCAAATGTATAAGATGAACCAGGATCTTGTAAAACACCATTTACAAAGATAAGAAGAACAGAATTTAAATCAATCAATTGTGAACGAGCATTATTAAGATCTTTTTCAAAACTTAGTAGTTGACCATTGAAGAATAATGGGAATCTTGTTCTTGAACCATCCTGTAGATTTCTAATAGAGTCAATAAAGTCTATTTCACCAAATTGCCAAGAGGAGAATTTATCTTGGAATATTTGAGTGACCTCTAACTCAAATTCTTGTATTGGTGTTGATAAATGTGCTGCAGTTACTAATCCAACGGGTTTAAATTTATCACCAATTTTGAATGAATGTCCTGGTCTTGCAATCTGGAATTCAGATATTTCAAATGTGGTTGAACCAATACCAACGGTTGTTTTTGCTGCACTGACTTTTACATCAACTAATAAATTAGATCCAGTATCTGTTGTTAAACCTAATCCTGCTCTTGAAATACCAATAACTGGTAAGTTATCATAGTTTGGTTCAGGAATTATAATTTCAGGATTTACATAACTTGTACCAGCAGAAACAATATTAAATGCAAGTGTGCCACCAACACCAACTGTTGCAGTTACAACTGCACCACTACCAGCACCACCACCAACACCAGCGTTTAATGTGATTGTGTTGAGTGTAGTTGCACCTATACCAGTAACTATACCAGCGATTGGATCTGAATTTGGGAAACTTGTTTTTGATACTGCTCTTGGATATGGATGATCAGAGAAGAAATTATCTTTTGAACATTTGAATACTATTGCACCAGTATCGATACCAACTGTGTCACTTGTTGTAAATGTATGATTTGGAATTGTAAGAACTAACTGACCTGTATGAGATGTGTATACAGCGTTAGTTGCAGTAAATGAATTTGCACTAGAGGCAGCAAAACTACCTTTACGTATTGAACCTATGCCAGAACTTACAAATCTATGTACATATGCTTGGTCTGTAACTCCAATTGCAACGGAACCACCACGATATCCTGAACCAAATGTAAGATCTTCAAAGAACTCATATGCCTGACCACCACCTTGATAGGTATGATAAATTGTGCTTGGTCCTGCTTGAACTTCAAATGTCCTATCAGAAACGATTCCAACTAAGAATAAACCTCTTTCGTGATCTTGGAAAATTGTAGTTGTTACACCACTATATCCAACACAACTAAATTCTAGATTTTTTAGTTTAACATTATTTGGTCTTTCCAAGGCAAATCCATGAACTTTATTTGTTGTAACTGTAATAATACCTGTAAGATTATCATATGCTGCAGTTTGTATTCCAAGATTAAATCCTGAAGATGTGCCGATACCAACAATACTTGTTAATCCACCAGCAGAATTTTTAAATGCTTTTACCTTTGCACCTTGTAATGGAGCATATCCTGTACCTGGTGTTGAACCTAATGAAACAATTAATCCACCTCTTGGAACTTGGTTTTGGTTTATATCAAATTCAGATACAATAAAATCACCATTCGTAGATGTTATACCACTAAATTGTACGGTTGATATGCCAGCAGTTGTATCTGATATAAATTCGTAATTACTTCCAGTATTATTAACAGTTTTAGGAGTTTGGAATACACCATTGATGAATAGAACACCATTTCCAACTCCAATACCTGAAGAGGTATTTGCACCACCCACAGTTAATGAATATGTTTTACCAATACCAGTAAAGTTATCGGATATATCATCAAACAACATATTAGTTGTATAATTACTTCTTAAAAATGTTCTGCCACTAAAGTTTGCTCTTACAAAAGGCAAGTTAGTTTCATCTCTTCTTGATCTATTATTTCCTTTTGGTGGGTCAGAGAAGAATACCTTACTTTCAACTATATTAAACGCTCCTCTATGTACTCTCATAATAGCGTTTGCTGCGTGTGAAGTTGCTGCAATACCTAATTGACCTCTATCAACTTTAACAACTGGTAGAGTCGCAATACCTAACGATACATCAGCTGAATCGTTGATAACTCCTGTAGGTGTACTTGAGAATCCAACTTCTGTAACTTTTACATATTCATCATCAATTTTAAGAAAATCTCTTGGTGCAACAGAACCGATTCCACTTAATACAAATTGAGATAATCCAATACCAACACCATTATTATGTGTAAATCCATCAAAAACTCCTAGATTATGAGTAATTGAAGTAAATGTAACTGGTTGCTGAACAACACCATCTAAACCAATTATTGTTTTAGATAGTGGTTTTCTCATCGACAATTTATGAGCATTACCTGCTCCGATTCCCGTAAATGTTACTGGATTGCCAGAAGAAACATATTCAGGTCTTGTAAATAATTGGAATTGATTTTCGTCAACAACTTTTACATAAACTGTGCTTGGCAATAAAGTTGTCACCACTCCAGCGACATTTGCTGTTGAGCCTATTGAAATAGCTGTTCCTGCGATACCAATAAATGTAGAATCAGGAGTATATGTTAATTCTTCATTATCATTAAAGAAGTGACTATTAATGTTTATTGTGCTTGTAGTGGTACTAATTGTTCCAACTGGATTGAATTTTTTAGAATAAATTGGGACTCCCTCATGCTTCAATACAAAATCTTTTTTATTAGCTCTTAAACCAGCAGCACCGTCATAAGTTGTTAAGAAAATTCTTTGATCAACAGTTCCATAAGTTAAATCAGGAGGTGTATTTTCAAAATCACTCGCTGTATATAATATTTGATTATATGATTGTACCTCTATTAATGAATCAAACTCTGCATCAGGATAGAATCTTAAATTAATATTATTACCACTTATCTCTCCACCAAATGTTCCAATACCAGTTGTTGAACCTGCAGATACAAATGGATACTGCACTGTTAAAATATCATCAACATCACGAATTGATATAACTTGATGAACCGCTGAAGTTTCACCACAAGACACTCTAACTAATGATTTTACACTACTATCAATTAATTTGTTTATTGTAGTGTAAGTAATTGGATTTGAAGTACCTGTTACATATCCTGATTCTAGTCTTGCACTTCTTTCAGCACCAGCGGGTTGTCCAGCAACTGAAAAACGATATGTACCGATTCCAGTAGCAGTTGAACCTAAACCAACAATATTTGCTCTAACATCAAGAATATTTACTCTATCATTTTCACATTGTAATTTAACTAAATTATTTTCAACTCTTGCTGTAATAACACCAACTTGACTATTACTTAATCCAGATTTTGTGTCAACATAAGTTTCAGCAATAGTTGTGTCAGTTCCATCATAATCTACAATTACCTCATTATAGTTAATTTCTTTAGTTTCACTGTCTTGTACAAAAATAGATGCATACAATGTGTTAAAATCATATGTTGGAATTTCTAATATTGAAGTAGTTGTAAATCCTACCGTGGTTGTAGCTATACCTGTGTTAACACCCACTAAATCAACGTGTCCAATGCTATTTGTTCCAATACCTGATAAATCTGTATTGAAATCTATTTTAAGAAGTTTAATATCATGATCTTTTAGGAACACTTCTGTTGGTGAAAATACTAAATTTTTTGTTCCAGTTGGTAATATATCAGTATCAAAATCACCTAACTTAACTGTTGTAAAATCAGTAGATTTTTCAAGAATAAATGCATCACTTTCAGTTGTTAAAGTAACTAATTCTGTGAATTGTATATCAAGAGTGTCTGGATCAATAATTTGAACTAAGTAGTTTGCAAAATCTTCAATTAATGGTTCAATAATAGTATTAACACTTTCAAAACCCTCACTTGAGAAACCATCACTAATATCATCATGTAGCAAAACTCTATTTGTTTTACATCTTGTAAAGTCTGTTAGAGTTCTATTTTTAATTGTAAGAAACTTGGAACCATTAACTCTTGTATCATAATCTCTTGCAAAATCAAAGTTATTGATTGCATCTACCCTTTGTTTATCATTAAGTTCTAGAACATTACCAACATCTAATACTACACTTTGATTTGATTCACGAACACTACCAAAACCAACTGCAAGATTTGATGTAATCGCAGTATCAGAAAAATTCTTAAGTCCAGATGGATGAACTAAACGATTGACTGGATTTACAAATTTTTCCCACTCAACTGAACTCTTAACTGTATATGATAGGTTTTGGTAATAATCATTATCTGGTATAACTTGATAATCTTCATTTAACTTACCAATATCATCTAACCAACCATATTCTTGTCTATTTGAAAATTCAGTTGTAAATTTAGCTTGATTATCTACAATGCTTGTAATCTCTGCAGAAACATTACTTAATTCACCCTTGATTCTATCGCCTTTTTTAATTTTATATTTACCATCAATTTTGATATAATCATTTCTTACTTCGATAACTTTTAAATCGGTTATAATGTTACCAATAATCAAAGTTTCTTTTAATTCAAATACACCTCTTGATTGAACTGGTTCAATAACAGGATATTTTTTCTTGTTTACCAAAGTTGCATATCCTGATTGGAATGTTTTTGCAATACCAGGATTTGTCGTAACACCTGCTGTACTAAACTTTAATATACATTGTGTTCCAGAGATATAATCATCTACATTAAAGAATTGATAATTATAATTATCGGAGTTGTATCCAGTTCCTTCAATGGATGTGTTTGTCGATATACCACCCTGTGTAGCACCAATTCCTGCTTCACCAACTCTTTGTATACCCTCTACGTAAACTTGATCTCCAACCGCAAATGGTTGTTCATCAAAACCATTGATTGGAGTTTCAAGGAAGCAAGTTACAACTCCAGAATTACTAATGATAACTGAATTTATTCCTACACCATTTGAATTATTAATTGATATTATTTTATGAACAACTGAATCTAATCCAGTAACAGGCGATAATACATCAACTCTAGATATTGTCTGGTTAGGAGTAAATGGTTGTAATGAAAGTGTGTCTACAACTGTATTAGAAACAGGATTGAATACGATGAGATTAGGTGTACTCATATAATCAGCACCACCACTCACAATATCAACTGAATCGATAACGTCAAGATTATCAATATTAACAACAGGTGATATGAATGCTTCTGGACTTAAAGTTTTATCTGAAGAATATTCATAACCAATATCAACAATTCTTATCTTTTTAATTCTACCTATTGTATTAGACTGTGCGATAATATTTGCATCAGTACCACTTACACTATTAACCTTACTAAATTGTGGTAATTTTTTGTAATTAAATCCTGGTGAAATAATATTTAAATTTTTTATTGATCCATGAACAGATGTAGATTTTGTAGAATATTCTAATTTATCACAATCCGCTGAAGTGTAACTTAAGAACTCTGGAATTTTTGGAGAAATATCAAAAGTATCTGGAGTTACATTGAATATTTTATATTCACCATTATACTTACTATCAATAAATCTAATTTCAGAATAATTAGATACTTCAGTGTCTGCTGTGCTTATAAATCCACCCTTGGTTAAACCGTAATATAATCTACCTGGTGTTGATGTAGAATATTGTAATGTTAAACCTGCACCTATAGGATCAGTGTTATTTGTTCCAACACCTATCGTACCTGCAACACCAACATTAAAACTACTTGAATCTTGTGAACTTAAATATTCATTAGTTAAATTTCTATCATAAAATATTTTAAAATCAAAATTTAATAATGTGCTACTTGTCAAACCAAAATTTAATTTTGAATTTTTTACAACATCAATTCTTGGATTAATTGGTGCGATTGATTGATTTCCACCTGTGCTTGCTGTTATATTTACAGTTCTTACTGGATTTGCTCTATTATCTTCAATCGTTTCAGAAAGTTGGAATTTACTACTGCTAATTCTATTAACAAAATATGTTCCTGTGCTTAATCCAGTTGCAGCACCATCATAAAATACTTTATCTCCAGTTTCAAATCCGTGATTAACTATATTAATCTGATTTGTTTCAACATTAGATGCAGTGAATAAAATAGGATCAATAATTAACTTTTCAAATTTAGAATTGTAATTAACTGATACAGGAGTTGTAGTGCCATTTCCAACATTTAAACTAGGAACTACATTCATTCTAATAGTATCACCCTCAACTAAATTATGGGTAGTTGTATTAGCTGCAGATACATTTGTTGATACTCTAGTTGTAATTTTATCAATATCACCAGTTATCTGTTTTTTATTTGATTGGAAGAAATATAATCCTGAAGATATACCAGAGTTTGAACCATTGCTGTAAAAATATAAACCCTCACTTGTGCTACCGATTCCAACATTAGTTGTTAAAATACCAATGTTATCAGGACCTTTATTAATAACATAGACATCAAGTGAATTTTGTCCTAAATGAGGTATTTTAAATTCAGTGACAAGTGGAGTTCTTCCCACATCAAAACGGTTTGCACCATTTCTTTTATTCAAAGTTACCTTCTGTCCTGTTTTAAATGGATGATTAGGAAGACGAATTGTTCTTGTTGGTATAGAAACCACTTCTTTTAAATCACCAACAAATGTATCTACATCTATAGCACCTCCATTTGTAGTTCCAACACCGACTGATTGGGAACCATTAAAGTAAACAATATCATTTGCTTCTGATTCAAATTTTGTAGTTTTAACGGGAATTTTAATAATGTTATTAAGAGAATCAACTTTAGAACCAGAAGTATGTGCAACACCTGTATGTCTTAATACTCGAAGTATCTTTCTCGCCTGAAATATGTTTAATACCCTACAAAATTCAACATCAGCATCTGCTTCCACATTTCCAGAACCAATTTTTATAGAACCACCTATTGCTACATTACTTGGTATTTTACTTACTAAAATATCTTGAATTAGACCACCTGCAGATCCAACTGACATAGTTTTTGAAAGTCCAACTTTATCAGTTGATACACCAACTTTAAATGAATCGGTAAGATTGACAATAGAACTACTTAAACCAGATATAGAAATAAATGATTGATCATTTAACTCAATAAATGGTAAAAATTGTGCTTCAACATCATTATAATTATTCCAAGTAAAGACAGCATTTTCAAATGAATTAATTGTTGTATCGATACGAGATATTCCGATACCAACTATCTCATCAACTATTGCACGGAATCCAGAACCGTTTGTTCCTTCATCATCAAATTCAGTTACATCTCCAATTTTATAATCTGCACCACCGTTTAAAATTGTTAGTCCATCAACTCCTCCTTTAGTTACAGATTCAATTTTAGAGATTTGTCTTATCTTTTCATAAGATTCAGTAACGAAATCATTTCCAGCAAACTTTTCATCAACATTATAAGGGAGAGTATTTCTTCTCAATCCTGAACTATTAAAATCAAATTCCTGATTTAATAGTTGATTTTCTGTAATAAATGGAGATCTGTAAGTATTACCAATAAAGTATGGATATTTACCCTCTAATTTATTTGTTCCAGTACCCAATCCAACGGTTGAAAAATATGCATATACACCATTTGGAAATTCTGGTGTTTTTCCAAATCTTCCATTATGGATATCTAAATCTCCTGTACCATTGTATACATGATCTTCAACAAAAAATCCTGCAGAGTAACCTGGTGGGCGATTTATTATCCTGTTAACATCAGTAATATAAGATGGTGTAATAATTTTTAAATCAGAGTTAATATTATCTGCATCTGAATATCCAAATGGACCATATATTGGATTACCATCATATGCCCAACCAACTATAGGTGAGTGTCCTGTTATATTGCTAAATTCACCACTTGAAGTTACATTAAATGTATTTTCAAAATTATTTGCAATATCTTGAGAATAACCTAATATACTGAATCTTAAAGTACCTTCTTTTGTAGATAAGAAAGAATCTCCAAATCTGTGAGTATTATTTAATGTTAATGATCTAACTCTTGCAGAATATGAACCACCACTTCCTCTTGAGAATGATCTAACTTCTGTAGCTACGCTACTATAACCAATACCTGTATTTGTTACTATTGCATCAATTACTTGACCATTTTTGATAACAGGACGTACTCTAGCACCTGCTCCAGAACCTGTTGATATAACTCTTACTTCAGGACTTGAATTATATTCTCTACCTCTGTTTACAACTGCAACATCAGTAATTCTACCATTTACAATAATAGGTTTAAATTCTGCAAATCTACCATTTTCAATGGTTACTTTAGGTATAACTTCTTTATCAAGAGTGGTGGAACCATAATTTGTTCCTTCTTCATAAAGATATCCACCTATTAGTTCACCAGTTACGACAGGTGTGATTACAATATCACCTGTAATTGTTGAACCATAAGATACATCAACATTTACTTTTATTTGTGGATAATTAAATATCTGGAATCCTTCTCCACCAGATTCAAAATTAATATATTTACCTCTATTAAAATCTACTGTTGAAGTTCCTCCAATTCCAGCGTCTGCTAATTGGAATGTATCGTTTGTTAATTTATTAATGTAATAAGATGATGTTGTTGATAATCCCTGTATCGGTGTAGTTTCTGCAGAATATTCAACTATCTCCCCATGATCAAAACCATGATTCTTAAATGAAACAACATTTAATGATGTTGAGATTCCAATTGGTTTTACTCTCAATTTACGATGAGTGTATCCTGATCCCTCTTCTAAAACTTTAACTGCAACTAGAGTGTTTCTACTTTCTGTTCTAAACTTATGAATACCACTTGCAGCAGTGTCTGTTGATAATCCAACAGTGTTTATACCTGCAGTTCCAAATAATGCATCTGTTGGTGTATTAAAAATTCTTACTGTAGATGGATTCACAGATCTTACATAATATGGTGCACCGTCAGATAATGTGCCACTAATTTTATTTTCAAGATCATATGCGGTTCCTATACCTATTGGAGTATTGCCATTTGATCCATAATAAATTAATTGTCCATCAGTCAAACTATGAGCAGTTTTAAAAGTTATAGTTTCATTTACAATGTCAACACCACCATTAAAAAATACGTCTCTACTATCAAATAGTAATTCTCTGTTTCTAGTTCCTAATATTGGTTGTAATACACAACCATTTCCATTACCACCAGTTAATGAAATACTTGTTACTTGATCGATATCAAAATCTTGAGGATCTACAAATACTTCTTTAACTGTTCCCTGTAATATCGGTTCAACTGCTGCTCCAACTCCACTACTTGTCTCAATACCAACTATTGGTGGATTTAATACATCATATCCACCACCACCATTTAATAAGTCAATAGATTCTAATGGACCATAATATATTTGATTATCTGAAATAGGTGAACGAATTTGAACACCGTTAATTAATATACCAATATCGTTTGTGGGAATGTCTTGATTTGAACTAACAAATAAGTTTTGAGATAAAGGAATCTTTCTTAATATTTTATCTGCCTCTAACTTTCTACTCTGATGTTTTTGGAGTACAAATCTATGAACATCTGTGGTAGAAGTTGTTGGACCAACTTGAACCGTACTTGCAGAACCTATCTGTGCTAAAGAATTAAATATTCTAACTTTTGTAATATCTTGACCAGGTTCTGGTATAACAGGATCAACAAAGTAAGTTCTTCCAGTATCTAAACCAACAAGTGCATCACCCTCTGGTAGATAAGTAACAGCGTCACCTTGAATAAATTTAACATTTCTACTAATATTAAAATTAATAAAACTATACCTATCATTCAGTGGGTTAAATGCATCTAAACCACTAACAGTTCCACCCACTAAAGTTTCCTCAATTATATTGGTTGTAATATCATAACTTGGTAATGAGTTTGATGAAACATAACCATCAGCATTACCATCAGTGTAAACACTTAAAGTATCTGCAATAAGAGTATCATTTCCTTGATGAATATTAACGCCAGAGCTTGTTACCTTTTCTACTTTTCTTCTTATATCATATAATTGATTTGGATCTTGAGTAAATCCAGCAATATTAGATACGTTTATTTGATTTAATGTGACGTTGATGCTCGCTACTTGACCACTTCCAGCAACAACTTGTTCATTTCTTTTTAAAATATCAAATCTATCACCAACTTTAAGAGATGATTTATCGATTGGTGTTCTTAAAGTAAATGTTGAACCCCCAATTGGTATATCAACTTGGAATCTTGAACTTGTATTGTAAATCCAAGAATTAGCAAATATTTGTTTATAATTTTTACTATCATTTTCTATTTTTTCACCAATATTTTTAACAAAGAAATTCTCTCCTTCATTAATCAAACTTATATCAGTAATTGGAACTAACTCTGACAACACACCAGTAATTCTTAAATCAACTCTTTTCGTCAAATCACCATTTTCATATCCAAATATAGTTTCGTTGTCTCTAATATCATCAGCAGTTCCAATACCTACACCCACACCTGAACAACCAAAAAACTGATTGATAGATTTAGATGTATAATTGATTTTTGAATTAGCACCACTTATCAGTGTTCCTGTTGTTCCAAATCCAACTGTTGAATCTACATTAATGATTACACCACCTGCAGGAACAGAATCTAAAACTTTTGTGTTACCTGGCACATTAAATACACCTTCAATCAAATCACGGTCACTAAATCCAACAAATAAAGCAATCTTATAATAATCTCTTCCCTCTCTTTTAAGTATTTCAACTTCTGATACTGATGCGTTAGTTGAAGTATCAGTCGATTTAAATATTGTTTGACCTGTTAAGTTTTGAGGTTCACCCTCTCCAATAACATCTGCAACCACAACTTCACGACGTATGAATTCAGCATCAGATGGTTTAATGAGATTTCCCTCTAAATCAAGAACCCTCGCTTCAACTCCAAATAATACTTTAAATAGAATTCTTATAGATTCTTCTATACCTTTTGATTGGTAGAATGATCGAGCAAATTTTACAAAATTACCTACATCTAAATTATGTGCAAAATCATTATTTTCCAAACCAGGCAAAAAGGTTTTCTTCATTTTTTTGAAGAATTCCTGAATGAATAATACTGATAAGTTAGTTAAATTTGAACCTGATGTATGAGATGATGCAGATGTTTCACTAAATTTTAAACTTTCACGATTTATTTCAAGTAAGGACGACGATATACCAACGTTAAAACCTGTTACACCACTGAAACCACGAATACATCCTGTAAAAGTTGTTGAAGTAATACCAGTATATGATATTATTTCATCATCAATCTTTAATAATCCATATTCTGATGGAAATCCCTTCGTGCTTGGTACAGTTATTACCGTATCGGATATTGATATGTCTGCAGATATTGTTGTAATACCAACAACTACCTCTGGAACTAAGTTATCAACCTTTAGATATTGATCAAGATTATTAATAATGTCACTTGGACCACCTTGATACTCTTGAGAAATATAATACTGCTTTAAAAATTCAGTAGCATTTTCAAAATCAGTTACAACAAACTCTGGTAATTGATTTTCAATAATTCTATTAACTTGTATTCTTCTGTCAATTTGTGACATTAATTATTTCCTCTCTAAATCTCCATTGGAGTAACTTGAGGTATAGTAATCTCTTGTAAATACAACACCTGAAACATCTTCACCTGAAGCGATTACATCCTTAATTGTATTTATTGTACTCTTTGATACATCAAAATTGAGATATAAATCTTTCAATCCAACTACATCATTTGATTCAGGAAATGCCTGAACTTCAATAATATTATTTTGACTTACAGTGGAAGTAATATTAATAGTGTTAACAATAACTTCACCCTTCTTATAATCAACTACACCAGCATCTTTAACTATAACTCGCTGCTCACCTCTATTATTTTTTGTTACAACACTGAGTGTTCCCATATTACTATTATCCAAGTTGCCAGCACCATCTTTATTTGGTACATCAGTAATATATGCAGTATCATTAAAACCAGTAATTGTAAAACCAGTGCTCTTAATATTATATCCAGCAGGATTTATATTGAAACGATTACCAAAACATAATTCATACTGAGCAAATTGATTTAACAGAGCTTTCATATCTCTTCTTATTATTACTTTAGTTATATTAGACGTAATTCCGTTATCAATACGATCAATAAGAGTGCTTACCTTACTATATTTAAATCTACCACCAAACTTATTCAACTCAACATTTTCAGAATATTGTGTCAATGCAGATATCACAGATGTTCTTAAATCAACTGCTGATGCTACTTGTGAAGGATTGTAGTATACAGTAGAGTTTACTTCTACATATAGTATTTTTAAGTCAACTATTTCAGAATTTATACCAGCGATAGCGTAACTCTTTAATTTATTTTTAATTTGTGATTTATCAAAATCTGATACAAAAGTACCATTTTTTGGTTTAATACTAATTTGAACCTTACCAAATTGTGGTGGATCTAATTCTTCACCACCGATGACTGCAACAGATTCTGTCGCAGGAAAAATTGTACCAATTATTGCTTCATAATCTCTTGGTGTAACTGCTCTATATTGTGCTGAATAAAGTCTTGGAGCAAAATACTTAATAGAAGACACATCTTCAACTTCAGCACCATTAGAGGCGTTTGAGATGGTGTTAACAGTGATACTATCAGATGGTATGAAGAAAGATCCGTTACTTTTTGTAAATGATCCTTGAAAACTAAAATTAGAAGGACCATTACCACCTATCCCATCAGTAACAATATAAGTTGCTGTTATAATAGAATCACTTTCTAACTTTCTACCAAATAAACCATCTCCAAACATAATTTCATATTTTTCGTCCTGAACTTCTTGAGCAAGGAAAATTTCTGAATTTTTATCAATATTTAAAATATTATCAATCATTGAATATTTTCTTCCAACGTTTACATCATTAATACCTTTAACATAAACTCTTAAAGTTGAGCTATCAATATTTGGACTGTCAATAATATATCTTTGTCTTTTTGAAGTATCAACACGATATACTCTTGAAAGGTAAGTACCCTCGTAAATTGTGATTGGTTCAGCAAATTGTGCAAAAGATGTTCCTCCTATATCTCTTACTCTTGTAGATGTAACATCTTCTGGAATAGAAAATCTATATGTTGTATTATCAGCATTTCCTACACATACCAAACCTGACCTTAATGTTAAAAATTTTGGAGTATTATCAGTTGTGGTTCCTAAATTTATATCACTAATACGAATCGTAGCTGTTGCAGCGGTTTTTGAGCGTGGAACATATCCAATATTTCTTGCAAGTGATACAACATTCTCTCTAATAGTAGCAGAATCTAAAAATGACTCATTTGCAATTAAGTTAGCGTTAAATGCATTAATATATGTGTTATAAGCGAGCGTATCAATTAGAACTGAAAAGTTAGAACCTTCAAAATCAAAACCACTAAAGTTTGAATTTGAACGAAGAAAGTCTTTTATTTGTGCTTTGATTTCAACAAAGTCTAAATTTGTAAATTGAGTAAAGGGCATATTATCTTGTTGGTTCTAATAAAAATGTAAATGCTTGTGTAGGCACATCTAAACCGACTATATCAAAAAATACTTTTATATTAAAAGTATTTGAATCAGGTAAAGATTCTGCTTCAATCTCTAAATTTTCAACTCTTGGTTCAAATATATCAATAGTATCTTTTATTTGGTTCTCTATTATAACAAGTTGTCCACGAGTATAGTTTTCAAATAAAGATGAACGTATATGAGTTCCTAAAAGAGGACTAAAAAATCTCTCAGTTGGAATTGTTTCCACTAAATTTCTCACAGATCTTATAATTGCTCGTTCATTAGTAAGCACAGGAAGGTCTTTTGTCACTGGATGAGGTGAAAAAGACAAACTGATATCCTTAAATGCTCTTGATTTACGAGTAGTCGCCATTATTAATACTTTTAGTTTTATTTATACCCCATTAAGGAGTATATTCATACCCATACTTCTTTAAATATTCTTCAAATAACTCATCGGGCACTTTTCCCTCCCAATATTCCTTTTCTGTGTACTCTTTTTTAGTCTCTGATGATTCCATAATCGTCCTCTAATACTTCTTTAAGATAATTTTTATCCCAATAATCATAATAATTGGTTTTAGCAAGTTTTTCTCTTGCTTCAATCAATTCATTTCGTGATTGGCACAAAACTAAGTTGTATTTTCCATTATTTGTCTGTAGTCCTTGTATGTATGTATTGGTTTTTCCATGATCTGCAATAAATTTATAGTCTGGATAGTTCTGATTATAGTCATCAACAGTCTCATACAAGAAATTTGCATCAATATCGTCTTCAACTATGTTTATTATAACGTCAAAATCATCATTTGGTGTAATTTGACTTAATTTTTGTTCTTGAACACTAAAATTAGCACCTGATGCATAGGGACAGATGCTAAAATTACCTAATTCTGGTCGAATTTTGGATATTTCTTGTATCCAACGTAATATATACTTACTCTTCTCGTCTTTCATCGGGTGTTGTCCAGAAATAATCATCACAATCACCTAATCGACCCCAGTTAACATCATTCTCAACTTCAAAAATGCGTGTTGATACCTTAAAATCAGGTATTTTAACATTTTGAGGTGTCATTGAAGTGTCAAAGATGCGACATCGGTTGTTTGGATAGAGACAATACTGACCATTTCGTAATTCGATGAGGTTAAATGACTTATGTTCGTCAGGCATCTCACTTGTTGCAGTGTCAACTTGGTCAGAATCACCATGATAGTTGTCTAAAGTACAAATATACTGCCCTTTAACGCTTCCAAAGTGCCTTGTTCGACATTCCCACTCCATTGGAGCTACAAATTGCTTCTGAATGACCGTAAAATCATAGTCCATACAGTTCCAAAACTGCAAATTGACCAAATCCATATCAGGATCAGGAGTTTTTGGTTGTGATAGAAAAGCAGAAATGGGTAATTTGTCGTACATTGCTCCATATTCGGGTAAATACGTTTCAAAATAGAAAGCACGACCTTGAATTGACTTTGCACAGACCCATAGACCCTCTACAAACTCTCCAAAACCCGATTGAAAGTCCGTAAGGTACTCTTTTCGTACAAAAACCTTTTTAGTTGGTAAATTAGCGATTAATTTTGCCATTCGTCAAAGAAATTAGAAATCTCGTATCCTTGTAATTTTGATTTATAATCTGAGGACTCTCCCAGATAATAGTAATTATAACCTAATCTTTTATATAATGCAATCTCGTTTTTATTTGCAACGTGACCCAAACTTAACTTCTTATTTTTATAATTCCAAGCAAACTGGTCTGCCCATACACTATTCACACTCTTAAATTTATATACAATCGTAAATGCTGCTAATTCGTTTCCGTCATAGTACCCAATAATATCGGAATGAGGTACTTCAAACTCTTCACGGAATATCGGCACAGTATCCTCAAACTTCTTATAGACAATATACTCTTTGTATATCTCCAAGCACTGCTCAAAAGAAGAACTACCAAGAATACGATAGTTATGGTATTCCTGATAGTTTGTGTCTTGAAGTCGAATGCGACAATACATTAACGACCCTGCCCTCTGTATCTTTTACGAGCCGAGTTACGGGAGGTTGCTGCGTATTTCGAGTGTTTTCCCCGCCCTTGACGAGTTTTTTTGGGTCTTGACTCAGTTACATAAGCACTGCCCATCATTCCTGTTTTTCTAGCCATTGTTTAAAGGTTCTTCAATATAAGGTTCATAAGTGATATCACTTGATGTGAGAGTCTTATTGTAATAGGACTCGATTGCAAGGTCTTCCATAATGTCAAACAGTTCTGATTCTGATAC